CAGTTCGTGTCCTATACGTTGGTGCCGGTGTCGATCTCCGTCACCCCGACGACGGCCACGCTGACGACGACCACGTATGCCCCGACGGTCACGGCCTCCGATCACAAGACGGCCACGCCCTCGACGGCCTCGCTCACGACGACCGGCTACGCGCCGACGGTCACGGTGGCGGCGCTCTCTCCAACCGTCACGCCGACGACGGCCGTGTTGGTGTTGACGACCTACGCGCCGGACGTGACCAACGGGGCGGGCCGGTGGGGACTGTGGCAGCGAAGGAGACGGCGCTAATGATTAAGTTCGGGGTGGATCTTCGAGGGCTCTCTCCACAAATGGCGGTCGCGCATACCCTCGCGTGTTGGGTCTATTTCAAGAACACCGGCAACCCGTATGCCTGCGTGATTACGTCGGGGAGTGACGGCAAGCACGGGCCGAATAGCCTGCACTATAAAGGCAAGGCGCTGGACCTACGGACGAACACCATTCTTCCTGAATTGCTGCCGACGTTGGTCAAAGAATTGCGATGGGCCTTGGGCGAGCAATTCGATGTGGTCCTCGAATCCGACCACATTCATGTGGAGTTCGACCCGAAGGAAGAACCGAAAGAGACGGAAGCATGAAGCAGGGACAATGCCCGTATTGCGGCAAGATGGTGAATCAGAAGACGGCGCATACGCACTGGCTGTCATGTCCACAAAAGACGAAACGCTAGGAGCTATGATGCGATGGCAACCGACCATGACGAACGCAAAGAATTATCCGCCCTCCTCTCTCGTCCCTTTCTTGGCGCTTGTAGCCTTGTCGTTGTTCTCGCTGGGGTGGTTGTGGGGGTATGGGCTAGCGGAATCAAGGAAGATATTGCTAGCATCAAGTCTACACTCAACGAACGCGCCGATCTCCCTCCCAGGACTGCCGAGTTGGAGCGGCGAGACGTTGACAAAGAGGGCCGTTTACGAGAGGTCGAACGCGATCATTGGCGATTCAAGACACACTAACTAGGAGGTGCCTATGCTCGGGTCAAGCTGGATGACAACCTTGGTGGGATACGTCGTGATCGTGCTCACCGTCGCGCAGCAGGTCTTTACAGAACACGGGATGCCGGCAGATACGGCGGGCTGGATCAAGTTTCTCGGCGGGATCGTCACGGGTGTCGGCATCGCGTTAGCCAAGGATTTTAACAAGTCCAACAGCGCACACCCGCAGCCAGTAGCGCAGCCGGTCAATCCGTCAGGGGATACGCAAGCCCATGGCTGAGTTGATCTTAGGGGCGCTGTCCGCGTTCTTTGCGGCGATCCCTGCCGTGCTGAATATCCTCGAAGGCCGACGCGCCGAACGAAAGGTGAAAGCCGATGCGCTTACGCAGCGTTCTCTGGATGAGTTTAGGACTGGGGTTGAGCGGGTGTGCCGCGGCGCTCCCCCCGTGCCACCGCAGTGACATCACCCCCGCGTATGCGGCGGACGGGACGCCCTTGCCGGACGCGCTGACAATCAGCGTCACCTGTGTCCAGCGCATTCAAGGCGATCTCGCGGCCTGTTATCGGGAGGGTAAGTAATGGCGATCAGCAACGTCACGATTTGTAATCTCGCGCTCCAAAAGCTCGGGCAATCGCGGATTATCGCGCTCGATGACGACAACAGCAACGCCCGGCATTGCAACGTCTGCTTCGAGCCCTTGCGCGATCGGGAACTCCGCGCGGCGTTGTGGAAGTTTGCCTTGAAGCGGGCCACGCTCGCGGCCTCGGCCACCGCACCGGACTTCACCTATGCCTACGCCTTCCCGCTCCCGACCGGCTGCCTCCGGGTCCTCTTGCCCCCGCGGTTGGGCTTGGATTGGAAGATCGAAAGCCACGAAGGGGCGCCGGCCATTCTGACGAATGACGGCACCGCGCTGGAAATCCGCTATGTCGCGCAGATCACAGATCCCGTGCAGTTCGATCCGATCTTCGTCGAGATGCTCGCGTGCAAGATCGCCTGGCATCTGTGCGAAGTCATCACCCAGTCGAATACGAAGAAGCAGGCGCTCAATGCCGAGTATCTCGAACTCAAGAAAGAAGCCAAACGCCTGAACGCGACCGAGCGCACCCCGGACGCCGAACCGTTGGACGGCTGGATCGCGGCGCGGCAACAAGGGTCGATCTACGCGACGGATCGGGGGTGGATGGTCGGCACCGGCGGGAGTGAGTACTAATGCCCGGCGCGAGCCCGATTCAAACCAGCTTCAATACCGGCGAACTCTCCCCGCTCATGTATGGGCGGGTGGACTTCGATCGGTACAAGTCCGCCCTGGCCACCTGTCTCAACTGGATCCCGCGGACCCAAGGCCCGCTCACGCGGCGTCCGGGGACGTACTTCTGCGATGAAGTCAAGGACTCCACGAAGGCCACGCGCCTCGTCGCCTTCACCTATTCGACCGTCCAAAGTTACATCCTCGAATTTGGCGATCTCTACGTCCGGTTCAAAAAGAACAACGCCTCGGTCAATCTGGCCGCGCAGAACATCACCGGCATCACGCAAGCGAACCCGGCTGTCCTGACCTACAGCGGCTCGGACACCTACGCGAACGGCGATCACGTGGACATCACGGGCGTCGTCGGGATGACGGAAGTCAATGGCCGGCGGTTTAAGGTGGCCAACGTGAACGCGGGCGCCAATACGTTTGAACTGCAAACGGTCGATGGGACAAACGTCAACAGCACCGGGTATACGGCCTGGTCTTCGGGCGGCACCGTGGCCGAAGTCTACACCCTGACCACCACCTACGCCGAAGCGGATCTCTTTGAACTCAAGTTCGTCCAGTCGGCGGATGTCCTGTATATCTTCCACCCTGACTATCCGACGGCCTCGCTCAACCGAGCCTCCGATACCTCGTGGACGCTCACGGACCTGACGCTTCTGGATGGGCCGTATCTTCCCGAGAATGTCACGACCACCACCTTGACGCCGAGTGCGTTTGCGCCGGGCGCGGGCGTGACGCTCACCGCCTCCGCGGTGACAGGCATCAACAACGACGCCGGGTTTGCCACGACCGATGTCGGGCGGTATATCCGGATCCAGCAGGGCTCCGTGTGGGGCTACGTCCTGATTACTGGGTGGACCTCCACCACCGTCGTCACCGTCACTATCATCAACACCTTGACCAGTACCGCGGCCAAGACCGTATGGCGCATGGGGCTGTATTCGGGCACGACCGGCTACCCGGCGTGCGGGACGTTCTTCGGCGACCGACTGTGGATGGGCGGCTGTACTTATCGCCCCTCACGGATCGACGGGTCGAAGACCGGCGACTATCTGAACTTCGCGCCCTCCGGCACGACCGGCACCGTGGCCGATGACAGCGCCGTGGGCTATAGCCTGAACTCCGATGATGTGCAAGTCATTCGCTGGATGAAGGGCTTTTCAAGCGGCATTGCGGTGGGCACGGTGGAAGGCGAATGGCTCGTGAGCCCGTCGGCCTTGGGGGAAGCGATCACGCCGACGAACATCAACGCCAAACAATCGACCAACAACGGCAGCACCGATACGCAGCCGGTGAAGATCGGGAACGCGCTCCTGCATATCGCCGCCGGCGGGCGTGAACTCTATGAGATGACCTACTCCTTCAATGAGAACGCCCTGGATGCGTATGACATGACCATCCTGGCGGAACACGTCACGAAAGGCGCCACCGATGCCACCTCCGGACTCAAAGAGCTGGCCTATCAAAAGAAGCGGGTCAAGGTGGTGTGGGGCGTGCGGAATGACGGCGTGCTCCTCGGGTTCAGTTACTCCCGCGCGGATAAAGTCACCGGATGGCACCGGCACACGCTCGGGGGCTATTCCAATGCGGGGCAGACGGCGGGGGCGCTCGTGGAATCGGTGGCGGTGATCCCCGACGCGAACGGCCTCCACGATCAAGTGTGGGTGCTCGTCAAGCGGTACATCAATGGCCGCACCGTCCGGTATGTCGAAATTATGCAACGGTTGTGGGAGCAGGGCGACGCGCAAGAGGACGCCTTCTTCGTGGACAGCGGGTTGACCTACGACGGCTCGGCGGCCAGTACGTTGACCGGCCTCTATCATCTCGCGGGCGAAACCGTCTCCGTCTTGGCCGATGGCGCCGCGCATCCCGACGTGGTGGTGAGCGCCACCGGCACCGTCACGTTGACCCGCACGGCCTCGGTCGCGCAGGTGGGCTACAGTTACCACAGCGATGGCCAATCGCTCCGGCCCGAAGCCGGCGCGTCGCAGGGCACGGCGCAAGGCAAAACGATGCGCTCCCATCGCGTCTTCTTCCGGCTCTATGATACACTCGGCCTGTCCGTCGGGGCGACCTTCAACACCACCGGGTACGGGAAACTCACCCCCTTGGTGTTCCGCACCGGGGGTGATGACTTGGGCGCTGCGGTGCCGCTGTTTACCGGCGATAAAGGAGACTTCTCGTGGGAAGGGGAGTACACGACAGACAACTACGTGGCCTGGCGCGTGAGTCAACCGTTCCCGGCGACGATCGTGGCGATCATGCCGGATCTCGACCTGCAAGAGCGTTGACGATTGAACCCTTCGAGCCGTGGCACTTGTGCTGGCTCGCGTTACAACCGGAGCAAGCCCCGATGCGTCGCATCCTGACCTACGAATATGGGGTGGCCGTGCAGCAGGCCGGGCGGTGTTTTACCGCCTTCGACGGCCCGCGGGTGATTGCGTGCGCGGGTGTGGTTAACTGTTGGCACGGTCGGGCGCAAGTCTGGTCGCTGATGTCCGAAGCCATCACGCAGGGGTATGGCCCGCTGGTCCATCGGGCCGTCAAACGGTTTCTCGATCGCTTCGACATCCGCCGCCTGGAATTGACGCTCGACCCCGAGGTGCCACGCATGGTGGCGTGGGCCAAGCGACTTGGTTTCACCTACGAAAGCACGATGCCGGGCTACGGCCCGAACGGGGAACTCCAAGATATGTATGTGCGTTTCAGAAAGGATCGCTGATGGCGGAGGCCATTCCAATTATGATGGTGGCCGGGGCTGCGATCTCGGCCTACGGCGCCATGCAACAGGCGCGCGCGCAGTCTACGGCCTCGGAGTATAACGCGCAGCTCTCCGAGCGGAATGCGATCCTCGCACGGTCGCAGACCGAGGCCGATACCGCCGTCTTCCGGCAACAAGCCGAACTCAAACAAGGCTCGTTGATCGCGACCTATGGCGCGTCCGGGGTGACGGATGAGGGGTCGCCCGCTGACATCCTGGCCATGAGCGCGGCCAACGCGAAACGCGACGAGAACATGCTCCGCTACAAAGGCGACCTCACGGCGATGGGCTATCGAGAAAGCGCCGTGCTCGACCGGATGCAAGGGCGTCAGGCCATCGAGGGTGGCACTTATGCCGCTGCGAGTTCGTTGCTCACCGGCGCGGGCAACGCGATGGCCGGCTACACCGCCGCCACGCGCGGCTATGGCACTCCGATTTCGCCCTCGATCCAAGGCCCCGGATCGATTGGATCATCCGCGCCGTCCAACGCCTTTTCCAGTCTGTTTCCGACCACGAGGAGCCGCTAGCGTATGCCCACGATTCGACCCTACACGCAGCAAGTGGACGCCAGCGCGTCGATTCCCTCCCGGCAAGCCGCCGCCTCGGACTTTGGCAACACCGGCTTGAGCCAACTCGGGCGGGCGGTTGGGAGCGTGGGGCAAGACCTCGCGCAGACGATGGCCATTCTCAATCGGGACGAACACATCGCGCAGGAGAAGATCGACCAGCAGAAGAAGCAAGCCTCGCAACTGGCCATTCAAAGTTTGGCGATTTCGTCCATGCAGCAAGCCCAAGAGGACTTGCTGAAACGGCAAAAGACGATTCAGCCGGGCGCCCCGAACTTCACTGAACAAACGAAAGAAGCCGAGCGCGTCCGCGCCGAAACGATTGTGCAGCAAGCGCAGGAGTCCCCCGATGGCTCACCGCCGGTCATCCGGTCAGAGGACATCCCCTATCTCCAGTTGGAACTCCAGCGCAATACTGCACAGATCATGGGCCACGCCAGCAGCTTTGAGAGCCAAGCCCTCGCCGCCCATACGAAAGAACAATATAACGGCACGCTAGAACTGCAACGCAACCTCGTCCAAGCCGATCCAACCCTCCTGCAATCGGAACTCGAACGGGCCTTTGATCGCGTGGAGCGCATGGATGCGTGGTCGGGCCAGGTCAAAGAAGCCGAACACAACCGGACCCGGCAGTTCCTCTCGGGCGGGGCCATTGATGGCCGCATCGACGCCCTCGTGCCCACGCCGGATGTGACGGCGATTCGGGCGATGCGGGATGAATTGACGGCGGGCGATTCCAAGTGGAAAGTCCTGCTCGATCCGAAAGACTACGCGCACGCCCTCGACCGACTCACGGCCTTGGAACAACACGCGACCGCACAACGCTCCGTCGTGATGATGGATGCCGTCAACGAGCGCATCCGTGAAGCGCGGACAGGCGTGGTTAACGGGCTGTCCGTGAAAGAGGCCGACACCCTCGGGCTGCCCCCGGAGCAAGCCTATCTCAAGAAGAAAGACATCGCCTCGGCCTTGGTTGCCGGAGAGGCGATTCGATTGATCGGCCCCGCCTCGCACGAACAGCGTCTCTCGATGGTCAACGAGAGTCTCCGCCAACTGGCCACGCCTGGCCAATACGACCAGGACGCCGAAAAGAACAAAGCCATTGTCTCGGCCTTTCAAGACCAACTCCAAGCGATCAAGCAAGACGTGGCTGCCGTGGCCTTGCGATCAGAACCCGTGAAAGCGGCGTATGACGCCATGATGCAAGCGGCCACCCCGGCCTCGGTCGATGCCTATGTCCTTGCCACCCGTGCCGAGCAACAGCGCATTGCTCCGTGGCAGACGCCGCGGCTCTTGAGCGAGGGCCAAGTCGGGCAGATCAAAGCGGTGATGGCCGCCATCCCGAATAGTCCGGACGGGGCCGAGCAAGCCTTCCGCGCCATTGGCTCCGAGTACCAACGGTGGGGGCAGCATTGGCCCGAAGTCTACCGGCAACTCGCGCAGGAGAAAGCCTTGTCGGATACGCAGATCGCGGCGGCTCGCATGGCGAGTGATCCGACGAAACACGCCGATATGCGCGTCCTCTTGGCGACCTCGACCATGAAGCCGAATGAACTCGAAGCCCTCTTACCGAAAGGCGCGGGGCAACGGCTCGATGAAGCCATTCAAAGCGAGATGCTCCCGGTGCGGGCGGGCCTGGCCTTACAAGTCAACGGTGTGCATGAACTTGACCGACAGACGCAAGCCGTCAAAACCTTGGCCCTCGGGTATCTTCTGCGGGATCAGTCCTTGACCGAATCTGCCGCCGCGCAACGTGCCGCGCAGACGGTGGTTAAAGGGGACTTCCATTGGCAGGGCAGCTACTTTGTCCCGAAGCAATACAACCCCGATCAGATCGCCGCCGGCACACAGACCGTGATGCAGCAACTCCCCGAGACGATCGTGAAGCCCGCGGATCTCGCCGGGATGCGTCCGGGCGATAGCACGGCGGCCATGCGCGATGCCCTCCGATCCGGCGGTCAGTGGGTAACGAATGACGCGGGTACGGGGCTCGTCTTGACCTGGCCGAACGCGGCGCGGGAGGCTGTGATGGTCGAAGGCATCCCCACGCATACCGCCGAAGGCCGCCCCATTCTTCGGCTCCCCGGTGGTGATATTGAGACAGAGAAGACCATCACTGTGACCGATCCCCGGATTAACGGCGGGCAGGCCACGAACATCCCCTCCATCTACGGCGGAAAGCACGTCTCCGAAGACGAGGCCATTCAGATCATCGCCAAGAACAAGGGCGTCGATCCGGACACCAAACAACCGATGGTTGGGTATCCGTCGATTGCGGAGGCTGAACGCGCGGCGGTGGCGCGGAGTGCTGAACTCGGGCGGAAGTACGCCCACGGGCAGAAGCGCCCGCTCGAACTCACCTGGGAACAACTGAAAGACGCGGGCCAACCCTCGAAAGATTACTTCGGAAGGAAGCTCAAGTAATGGACCCGACGATTGCCCCGCTCTATGCCGGCGGCCCCGCGCAGGCCGATACGATCTTTCTGCAAAATCTCCCGGCCTCGATGGACTTCTTCACCCAGGCCACCTTTGACGAGTCGCTGGCCGTCAGTCCGACGGTGTGGACGAAACGCTATCTCCAGCAACAGGGGTGGACCGGAGACGATACCGACTCGCCATTGGTCGATGTCCAATCGGCGCAGGAGTATTTGAAGAACGGCGGGTTCGATCCGTCCACTATCACCGAGCCCATTCACCAGAAGACGCTCTCGCGGCTGACCGACCGCCTGTACGACAAACGCGCCCATGAGGACGCGATCAGCCGAGGACCCCAAGGCTTTCTCGCGGGCGCCGCCCGGTTCGGCTACGGCCTGGCCGCGCAAGCCTTAGACCCGCTGAACATCGCCAGTGCCTTCGTCCCCGTGTTCCGCTCGGCCACCATTGAAGCCATGCTCGGGGAAGCGGGCGCGAGCACTCTGGCACGAGCCGGCGTCCGAGCCAAGATCGGCGCGGTGGAAGGCGCGGTCGGCACCGCGGCACTCGAACCGGGGATGCACTTTTTGGCAGACCAGCTCCATGAAGATTACACGATGGCCGACAGCTTCTTAAACGTGGCGTTTGGGACCGTCTTAGGCGGGGGCCTGCATGTCGGCACGGGCGCCATTACAGACTGGCGCACGGGCGTCGGCAAGTCGCTGCCCCCGGATAGCACGCCGCCGATTCACGAGATCCAACCGCAGCCGGGCACCCCGCAACGGGTGGCCGCGTTGTCTCCCGAAGCGCGAGTCGAGATGGGCCGTATTGCGCTCGCGCAAGCGATCGACGGGCGGGAGATTGATGTGGCCGCCTCGCTGGATTTGGCCGAGATCACGCAACGGGCGGTGGACGCCGAACGGCAGCCGGGGTTCCTCAAGACTGCCGAAGAACTCCTCGTCCAACGGCAAGAAGAACGCCAACGCGCCACGCCCGGATTCTTGCAGACGGCGCTCGATAAGTTGGCGCTCCGTGATCTCGACGCCGAGAAAGCCGCCGAGCAGGCGCGGATTGACGAACGGATTTCAGGAGAAATCCAGAATGAACTGGGCAAACTGGAAGACGCCCGGCAGCGTGAACTCTCGCAGCAACTCACCACGCAGTCACCGGACGAGAACGCGGCGCGGTTGGCCGATCTCATGGAACGGCAGCAGGGCCGCGCGGAACTCCTGGCGAATGCGAAGGCGTTGGCCGAGGCCGCCGCGGAACGCGATTTGACCCCTACAGAACTCCAGGGCAAGCTCGAACGGATGCAGGCCGCGGGCGAACGGGATCTTCGCACGTACAAAGAAGCCGCGCTCCGACAGATCAACCAGGTGTCGCCCGAGTTGATCCAACGCCTGAACGACGCCCGCTTGCCGGTGGCTGAACGGCTACACCAAACGGCGTTGCGGGGGCAGTCCCCGGAGAGTCGCTTGACACCCGCAGAACGCGCCATGTCCGAGGAAGCCACGACACTCGTGGAGACGAATAAGACACCGGAAGGCGAGTCCCTCAGCGCGGTGGAACAGAAGGGCTTGCAAGAAGAACTCGCCAACTTCGAGCGCATCTTGAAAGCCAAAGACTCGGCGGCGGACCCCGCCAAGGCGTTCACCGCAGAAGACGAGGCCATCGCCCGTGCCAAAGACGAGACGAAAATTATGACCGCGATCGCGCAATGCCGGTTGAGGAAAGGGTAAGCATGTCGTCGTATGAACGCTGCATTCAAGAAGTCACCAACGCGGTCGGGCGCGAGCTGACGGAAGACGAATCACGGCGCCTCGATAAGCAAGTCACGAAGCTCATTGACAAACTCCAAGTACAGAAGCACGTCGAGTCCTTCG